CTGCTTCAATAACTCAATCTGGTTGTCCTCTGTAATATCCATAAACTTGAATATAGGATACTCAGTGATATTAGCAAAATTCAAATCTACGAGAGGCTTAATTATCTGCTCCATCATTACCCTATCTTCAAGCCTACCCCTCATATACTGTACAATCATAATAAAAGCATCGAAGTGAACCTTACTACGAGCAAAAGAACCCTGACTACTATCTGATGTCATACCAAGTAGGCCCGGCATAAGAAGAGCCCTCGCAATATCCTGATTGAACATATTTATACAGGCCGTAAAGACATTCTTGGTATCGACGATAGTCTTTGGTTCATACATCTCAAGGCTATCTTTATCAACCCTTGGGATAGCCCCTACCGTAGAGGCCTGAAGATTAGACAAAACATCTTTCAAATCATTAACAAGAGCGGGATGATATTGATTCGGATTGTAAAGCGCAAATAAAGGTGGGAGGCCTCTTCTCTCAAGGGCCATAGCAAGCCACTTATATGTATTGTCCTTAATTAGCCAAGGGCGATAAGCAGACTCAAGGTCAGACGTGCCATAATGATTGCCGAACTCTTTTTGATTAGTAAACACTATAAACTTATCAGTGGGAAGAGACTGCATTACTCCACCAAAGCCCCCTACATACCCGCCTGTATTGTATTTAGCCTGACGTAACTCTTTCAGATTGCCAAACTCATCTGATATAAATTCGAATGAATGAGGCTTGAGTGATTTAATCTTTGTGAGAACAATCTTACCGTCCTTCTCTTCAAATACTTTCTCTGATACGGAATAACCATAATCAATAGCAGTCAAAACACTATAAAGATTCTCATACAGAGTTCCTTCCAACTCTTTCAGAACTTTCTCTACAAATACTTTAACTTCCCAATCCTCTGGTTTACCTTGGGGACTTTCAACCTCCCAATCAGAACTTAATATTGCGTGCTTCTTAAAGGCCAGAGCCGCTTTAATCTGGTCGTCGTGCCTCATCTTATCAAATACTCGGAGCCCTTTACGAGTTACAAGAACAGATGGATTGTATCTCATCACACCATCTGAAAATAATCTATTAGGGTCAGCAATAGCAACTTCCTGAAAGAGATTGCCCGCTTTACCCATCTCTTCCTGCTTACCCTTAAATAATCCTGTGAATCGGCTTATTAAACTCATCTAAAACCTATCCTTATTCTTGTTTAAATCGCTTCTAAGAGCTGTTTCAATCATTACCCTATACATTATAGGCCTTTCTACCATTCCATGCCTGAGGAGACCATTTTCCCTCTCCCTCCTCCTGCAAAAATAGCTCCCTTACTAAAAAATCCAGTATCAGCTCCTGTATTGATTACCGGGAAGAAACTTAAAGCCTGACTGGTAGCATCAGTCTGGTCGTCATGAGCGGCTGAAGGAAACGATACCAACTCATGTATATAATCATCAATCCAAGGATTCTCTTCTGGGTCTGGTAGATAAACATGCCCTGATTCAATCTGCGGGCTTACAACGGATAGCCGCTCTTCTTTACTGCCTTTTGGAGATATCGGTATTATGTTAGCAATCTCATGTTTGAGAGCATCAATAACAGCGGGTCCATTAGCCTTATCCTCTATCAACACGGCCTGAGTCTGAGGATAATTACCTAACATAGCTTTCAGAGCAGTACAGGTATCTACAAACCCCATTCTTCGCCTAACCTGACAAAGCAAGAATCTATCCATATCCCGCCTACCCCATAATTGCCCAGTAACAAAAGAACCCTTCTTTGTTTCCTTAAAGGTCATATCCCAAGATTGGATTAACTGATTCATTGTTTCAATAGGAGCATACTTGTAAAATCTAAACCAATCCTTTTTAACTAATCCTCCCTCCAGAGGAGCTGGACTTTGAAGATACTGAGCCGCATACGCCCATGTCCCCATTTCAATCTTCTGATTAGCAAGAACGTTTAGTGGCTCTTTCTCTTCCCATAGCGGCTCTTCTAATCTTAATACTTTTGTTCTTTTTGATAATGGGAATACGATTGTCCTCGCTCTCTGCATAGGAGATTCGAGGCTTATCTGCTCCCAAGTATCCTTTTTCATAAGATGCCCGGTAACATCTTCATCATGAAGCCTCTGCATAATAACTACAATGGCTCCTGTCTTTTTATCATTCAGCCTTGTGGATAGTGTCATATCCATCCATCTATTAGCTGAAGTCCTTTCTGCCTCGGATAAAGCCTTATCAGGGTCAAGAGGGTCATCAATTACAATTATATCCCCTCCCTTACCAGTTACGGAACCTCCAACAGACGTTGCTATCATACTACCATAAACCATATTCTGGAACTCAGTCTTCTGGTTCTGGTCTTTTCTCAACGCTACTTTATCAGCCCATCTGTCCTGATACCAATCACTCTCAATAATAGAACGCCTATCAAGACTATGTTTGATAGACAAAGAGGCTGAGTATGAAGCGAATAGCCATCTTAAATGAGGATTTTGAGTCCAAGTCCAACACGGCCACATTACAGAAGTTAAGATTGATTTCATATACCGGGGAGGGATATTTATGATAAGTCGCCTTATCTCTCCCATAGATACAGCGGTAAGATACTCGCTTAAAAGGTCTATGTGCCAATTATGAACATAAGGAGTGGCTGGCTCTATAACATGCCAAGCCTGACCTAAAAAACGCAAAAGACTCTTTTCTGCCCTCATACGTTCGATGGCAGGTAAAGAAGCCTTAGTTACAAAATCAACTAATGAAGAAGTGTTTCTGGACGGATTGGTTCTCTGCAATCTCCCCCCTCAGCCTTTATCTTCATATCACGTAAAGCGTCTAACTCTTCAACAGTAAGATTATCCAAGTCAATCTCTTCTGTTGAATGAGTAACATGAATCTCCTGCTTTACCCCAGTTAGAATCCTTTTGAACTCTAATACAGATAAAGCCTCTGGATATGATTTAAGGTCAATCTGTTTATCCAGAAACTCCTTTACCCTATCATCAAGGGCAGAAGCATATCGCAAATCATTATTCAGAAGAGTATTACAAATCTTATTTATCTCTTCATCTGATAGTGGTTCGCCTACAAGGGGGATTTTATTTGAATTGGTTTTCTTCTTTCTGGAGGGCTTTGTTCTTTTGAGTTTTTTCTTCATGACCCTATTATATAATAAACAGGATACATTAGTCAAGTTAAGGTAATTATATTAACCAATATCTCTTATTTCCCATTAAATACACTAAAACCTAACCCAAATAAGATTCCTAACAATACAATATTAAGTATGGGGTGAGCTGGTATTAGATTAAATATCTCCATTTTCTTCTCCTCTTACTTTATCTGCTATCATCATTGCAAAGTTAGCCCCATTTTATAGCCTTACATATCCTACGGGCTCTTCTTTTAACTCTCTTCCAGGTATCTTTACCAATGTTAAATCTTTCCCCATAACAGTTAAGATAATAACCTTCGTCATCTATCAATACGGCTATCCTCTTCTTCTTTCTCTTTCTCATGTTTTATTCTCCATTCTTGGAATAGATAGTAGCTAACAGTAAGGCCTATTAAAAATCCTCCTACAAAAAATCTGCCTGCAGTATACCAACTCATTTGAATATCTCTTTTATCTGATTATCCGTTATCCCTGATAAAAGCTGTGCCAGTATATATTCCTCATGTTCTATTTTATTAAGATATAGCTCAGTCTGCTCTTCATCCAAACCCTTCTGTTCTGGGGTCTGATGTTTATTAGCAAGACTTATAATAACACCTCTTAAATAATCTCTATCTATTTTACCACAGAATCCACAAGTCATTTTGTATCTCCTTTTAGATTTTTAAGAGAATCGAAATTTAACGACGTAACTTCTGCTTCCCCCTTTTTAACCTGCTCCGCTCTCTCTATTGCTTCCTGTAAGATAGCCCCGCCTTGACCATAGTTAAATTCAACGCAAAAACAAAACCCAAGCAAAGCAAGCTGTAATTCACAATCTCCTTTATAAGGAGCATATTCAAACTCTATTTTTATTAAATCTATATTTGCCCACCCCTCACCAGTATATGCCCATTTTAGCTCACGCCACTGATTCCAAGGGATGTGGAATCTAAATCTCCAAATATCAAGCCATCTCGGCCCTGTATCTTTATCTTTTACGAAACCCATTACTTAGTCTCCTTATTTAGTCTCTTGATATACTTCCTCCACTTCTTTTCTCTCATCCTCTTAGGTCTGCTCTCAAATGTCTGAAGGCTTACTAACCTATTTTCTTCTATTTCTTTTTTCATCCATTCGTTAAACCGTCTTTCTTTCTCTTCATCCTCATAAGTCCAACTCATTACCTTCCTCCTAAAACCTCATGCTCGGTTGTGCATAAGCATAATTATAATCTGCCACCTTTCGTTCTTTATCCACGCTATTGTAATCAAGTTCAAAAATAAGTATTCTGGTAAAGATTTTATCTCTTTGGACATCTAACATATCCTCAAGAGCCCTTCTTTGTATCAGTTCAATATGAGATTTCAATTCTGGTATTATCATCTTACATTGAAAATCATCTACGTTAAGACGAGCTGTCCATGCCATTTTTTATATATCTCCTTACTTACTTATGATTTAACAATGCTTTATATACTTGAACCATCTCCACTAT